TCTGGAATATCAATTACCCACCTAACGACCACGGCTGTTTGTGTAAAGTGCGTGCGTACTCTGAAAAAGAAATAAACGCCCGTGGCATGACGATTGATAAGCAAGCCCCCAAGGCGATTGCGCACCCTGATTGGGCGCATGATGTGGGTGCAGGTTCGCGGGTGAGCGCATTAACTAAAATGAAACTAGGCAAAGGGTTAGCAGCGATTAAACCCGACAGTGCGCTAGACAAGCTCACTAGCGAAGCGTTAACCACTCGCTTTTATAAAAATGCTGGCAGTAACGACAAAGGGTTTTTAATTGATAAAGTGGGCGACCCAATATGGTTGGGTAATGATGTGGCAAGTCATTTATCTAGCCAGCACCAGCGAGTATATTTAGATGAGTTGGCAAGCACTATTGCTAGCCCTGATGAAATATTTATTCGGGCGGATGCATTGCCAACGGGGAAAACTCAGATGATAAAAACACTGTTGCGTTACGTGGATGATGGGACAGGTAATTCACAAGCCATTAGTGCATCATTTAGCTATGCTAAAGACAAGACCTTGGTAACGGCTATGGATGTATTGAGTGATGATTTGGCTATTAAAAGCCAGCGTGAAGGCAGGCTGATTTATCAACGAAAGGGTGAGTAATGGAAACGACAGGCCAAGCCAATATTGATGAGGTGCTAAAGCGAGTCGAACAGGTCGAGAGCAAAACTAGCAATCTACGCCCCGTATTTGATGAGATTGCTAATCACCTTTATAACGTGACCGAAGAGGCGCTAGAAAGGAATAGCAGCCCTGACGGAACAGCATGGGAGCCATTAAGCCCGATCACGATTGCCCGTAAAGGCCATGACCGCATGTTAGATGGTAAGGGGGATATGCGGGAAAGTATCAGTGTTGATAGTGATAATAACTCCGCGACCATTGGCGTGAATGCCTTATCTAAAACGGGCTACCCATACCCCGCTGTGCAGCACTTTGGCACAGAGGATGGCCGCGTACCCGCTAGAGCGTTTTTGCCGTTTGATAATGAGGGGGATTTAATGGGTGTGGCAAAGGATGGCATAGTAGATTTTGTGCTTGATCATCTTACGCAAGAATAACGCTCTATGTGCTTGGTCGATTGAAATTGATTTCATCTTTAAAGTGGTGAGCAATAACCCCTGTCAGCTTCACGAATTCATCTCTCTTGAATTCATCCATTTTATTCATTATTTGTTCAAGCTCTGATAGAGCGCTCTCTTTCTTGCTGGGTATATCGCAAATATTATGAACAATGCAGTTTAAATCAACATTCAATATGAGACAAAAAGCAATAATTTCTGGTAATGAAGGGATGGTTAAGCCTCTTTCAATGCGGCTAATGCGGTGGCGGGTCATGTCGCACGGCAGTGCATCGGCTAGCTCTGCACCTAGAGCATTGACTCTATCGGAAAGCTCCGCCTGACTTAAATGACATTTTTTGCGATAAATCGCGACCCTTCTACCAAGTTGTTGCATAAGCTAAATGTGCGCAGATAAGAAAATGTTCTATTAATACTATTGATAGATCAATACTGTATCAGTAGTCTGCGCGTGCATTGTAGAATTTGAATTGCATTAAGGAGTAACTATGCACAAGGCACAAACAACCGACAATAAAAAGTATAGCAGTAAAATTATTGACTGTTGCGAAACTATGGATGAGTTAGCCGATGACTTGTATTTAATATCATGTGTTGATATGACTGAAACGGAGCAAATGAGCCGTGTTAGCCGAGTTCTTAAGAGGAAGGTCAGCGCAATGGCGATTAAGCTTGATAGGCAATCTGATAATCTAGGGGGGCTGCTTGAGGCTGGGGAGGCTTAGATATGGCTTGGGAATGGCTGCGGCCATTCCGTTTGAGCGTAATAACCCATCCGTAGATGGGTTGTGTATTATTTTAGTTCTACCCACGATATATCGTTTGAATCACAAGTAAGCGTAGGCTCGCTGCTTTCGCTCATTGTATTGCTTGCCCATGATCTGTCTGAGAGCTGTTGTGTTACGCTTCTATTTTTTGTTAGCTCTTGGTCTGAGATATTAGCCAGCATTAACAAGCGTAAGCGCCCAAAATGCTTGCGTAGATTTTTGGGTGATAGAATATTGGCCTTCCAAAAATTATCTTGGTTGGCCCAACGAAACACATTACCCGCTTCGGTTGCGGGTATCTCGTCAATAGTACGCATTTTTCGCAAAGTGTCCGCCCAGCTTTCTAGGTTGGGGTGGGGGGTGTAGGGAATAGTCGCTCTGATGCGGTCATGCATTAGCTTGGCAAAAGCCATATCGAAGTCGGTATATTTAAACGTGCTACGGCCCTTTTTTACTGTGATAGTCTCTGTATTGTCTATATTCACGTTATAAGTCTCTTAGTTCTTTTAATAAGCTGCTTTCCCACTTGTCTGCTAATTGAGAGGCGATGTTAGCTAGCTTTTCTCTGGATTCGACATTTTCCTTTGCTTCCTTATAAAGCCTATGGATAGTGCTGTTTAATGATCTGGCAGTGTCAAGATCATCCAGTATCTGTTTTGCTCTGTTTGCATCGTCTTCAGTCATTTTGTAAACCTCGTTAAAAATAAGCAACAACGCTTACAACTCTGACAACTGCGCTTTGTTTTTACGGTTGTAGTAGATAGCCAACACGACCCAAGCAGCATTGCCCGATACCAACCAAATGCCAGCAATAAAGCTAAACCATTGACCTAGCATAGGGTAATAAATCAAGTTCCATGCACCCCATACGGTAAAGAATAACCATGTCGGCCAATACACGCCTTGTGTTCTTTTCGCTTGGTATAAATGCCAAGCGTTTACCCAAGTAAAGCAGCCGCCTACTATTTCAAAAGAGCCGTTAATTATGTCGGGGGTGATCGTCATTTTTGTGATTCCCATGCGGCATTGAATTGAATCACTGCGTCGTAAGGAGTATCCCCCAACCCATAGATACCTTCCTGTAAATTATCACCATAAAGTACGCACCATTGCTTGCCCTCTCTTTTAATTTTTGGCTTTAACATTGAGAATAGTAAATAAACTTGTGTCATAACGGCTGTGTCATATTCGATACTGGATATTTCTTCGTCGTAAGGTTTCATAGTGATACTCCTGCTTTAAGTTGATAAGTAAATACACCGCTGGCTTTTTTGCTTTGCCAGTAAGTGCCGTCGAATTTATCTAGCCAAGCCCGTGCGGTCTTGTCGTCTTTCTTACGGCCCACGGCTTCTAGCAATGCTGTTTTGTTGATGTCCTGTTCGTCTTCTATCGCCGCTATGACTTCTTGTGCAAACTCTTCTTGCTCGACGCTCATGGTTGCTTTGGCAATATCTATTTCATTTATCTTGAGTGTGCCGGCATTAATGGAAAAGGCTTTGGCAGAGATTGAGGCGCGTTCTTTTTTAGGCGATAGGTGTAAACGTAGTTCTCCCGATTCGCTATCGAGTTGTTGCAACTGGTACATATTGTCTATTGAGTTGCGAATATTGTCAGAGCCTTGGTAATTTTTTCCGTCTTTATTGGAGTGATGAAGAATGATTATTGTGGCTCCCGCTTCGCGGAGGTTCATTAGCTGGGTCATGGCTTCCATTGCTTGAGCATCATTATTTACGTTAGTAAAGTTGCGTAAGCTATCAATCACAAACACACAATTTTCATACGCTTTGCTCACTGCTTGGCTGCTTAACTGGGCTAGTAATTCTTGAGGTTGCAATTCGCATTTTGAACGCTGTATGTAATGTAGATTGCTATAGGGTGAAACGAGAAGATTATTAATGTTTCGTTCTTTAAGCACGCTTAGTGGGTTGTCAAAATCTAGGTAAATGAGGTTTTGACCTATCGCGGCGCAGTATTTGGCAAGACTAAAACCGAGCCAGCTTTTACCGTTACCGCCATCGGCATAGATTAAGGTGATTAATCTTTTTGCTAAAAATTCAGGTAATAAAAATTCGGTGTTTTCGTTGAAGTCGGGCGTGTTTAGCTTGGCTTCATTTAAAAAAGTGAGTGTGGATTCAATCATTAAATATATCCTTTTGGTTGGAATGGCGTTTTTTTAAAATTCGGGTAATTTCTTCGTCACTATAATTAGCGTTTTCTTGCCATGTGGGGTCGTGCTTTACGCCCTCGATGGTGGCAAAGCTATAGCCGCAGTCTTGACACTTTCTAAAGCGTTCAACCACATGACTTTTATCTGTGCCAACGACTTTAGTATTTTCGCTAGTGCAGTTAGGACACCACATGGTTTAGGCCTTTTTCATTCGCTTAATAGCACTGATAATGCCAGTCGCTTGTTGTTTGGTGAGCGCATCTAATCGAATGAGTGTTAGCCCTGTATTGTTGTTTACGAAGCGCATTAACGCGCGCTTGCTTTTGTCACGGGCGTTGAGTTCCCACTCTTTTTCTATAAAGTCTATTTGCGCTCTGGTGATACGTTCAATCGGGTTGGCTCGCTTTCCATTTAAAAAATCGAGTAATGCTATTAACTGATTAATAGTAAGGTCGGCGGCTGATCGCTTGTTAAAACTTTGTTGCAGCATATCGCGGTAGTCTTTTTCGTTTTCTTTATAAAAGCTGATATAGCTATCGGCTAAATGTATTTTGGTTAATAGGCTTTTGCGTAAAGCCTGTTGCTTAGGTGTTAGGTTAAGCGTTTTTTTGGTTGGCATAATGAACCTTTAAATAGTGTTGATAGTGGGTTTACATGCGTTTTACAGAATGCGCCTTGATAGAAAGCGTCTTGTGTAAAAAGGCACACAACGCGGGGGCAGCCACGCTATGTGCAAGGAGGCGGATATTAACCACCCCATCGGGCACGATCGTGTCTCACATCTACATGGGTGAAGTTGTTATAGCTGCCCAGCCCTAACGTATCGGGGTAGCAGCCGTCTATGTAGCTATAGACTTCGTTAGGTGGTGTATCTTTCACCTGAATATCAGCAGCAATGCCTAGCTTGTGTTTACTTTTTTCAGAACCACCCACATTGCGGTTATGCGTTTCGCAACGACAGGCCGAAGTAATAGTGATGGGCTTAACCGCACCCACAGGCAAACTCTTCACGTTTAAAGTAACGACTAATGTGCTGTTTGGTCATGGCTATACCTTTTTAAGTAGTTGTTGTTTGGCTTCATTGGTGAGAGATAGAAAGCGGTAAAACTCAATAGATAACCGCTTGTATAAATCGTACTTGGTAAAAATATTCCCCCACCTTTCTATGTATTGGTCGCTGTGCATATGCTCACCTATTGCTTATCTTCAATTTCTAACTCGTAAGGTGCGATAGAAAAATCCTCACCTACACTAGAAATAGTTATGCCACTGATTTGCGTGGCCGCGTCCTTTTCTTTCAGTAAGGCTTCCTTGTCAATATCCTCGCTAGTACGAATGAAACGCTGTAACCCAAGATTCTTTAGGGATTGAATGATTCTAGGTTTGCCACGCAAGCTGACTTTAGGTGGTCGTGATCGCCAGTTTATTTCGCCTGTTGTTAATTTGACGGTTTTGGTTTTGTTTCCATCGGTCAGGTCTTCACGGTTGACTTCTGCCCAACTTTGAATACTGTCAATGAGCTGCTCCACTTCATCTTTTATGGGTGCCGCTTCATTTTCAAAGCGGTGTTTTGCCTCAGCAATAAAGTCATTCATCGCCGCTTCAATGCGCAAAATGTCACGGCGTTTGTTGCCAAGCTCTTTGATAAGCTCGGCGGCATCATCTTCATTTTGCGCAGCCAAGTATTGATGTTTGCGAGTAGTTCCGCGTAGTTTTTGATTGGTCATGGGGATTTCCTTCTTGGATTATTAAAAGTTAGTGAGTGGTTTCTATTGTGGTGCTGCTAACAGCAACAACGGGGTATTGAATTTCTATAGGGTGACTACTTCGTGGTGATATATAGGTGATGTTATCGCCTACTTGAATAGGATCATTCCATACAAAACCATCACACCAAACGCGCGCTTGAAAAGGGCGGCAAGCTATGACTTGTCCGTCTTTATCAATATCCCATTCAACAAAGTCTTGCCCTTCGTCTTTAAAAGTAATCGTGGTCACCATGGCTTATCTCCTAATCTAAAATGACGGTTTGCGTTGCCATTAATATGTGTTGGGGGTTCAGTGTTTCGTTGTCGAGCTGACCAAGGCGTTGCGCTTTCTTAAAGATGCTCACGCTTCGGCGGATGTCGTCGGTATAGCGTTTAATGTGCGTACCTAACTCGCCAAATAAGGTGTGTCTATCGTCGTCACTAAGGCCGCGCATTTCCCATTTATTATTGATGCGTGAGTAAAGTTGTAATAACTCACCGTTGCGGCCTTTAAGGTTTTGGATAAGTGCATAAGTACCAATAAGCACAACAGGAACTTGGCTAAAGTCGTGAATGCGGCGTATGGCCTCAAGGCTTTTGGTGGTAAGGTTTTCGGCTTCGTCAATCAGTAATACGCGTTCGCTTTTTTTGAATAGCTTGGCAATATCTTTGATTAATTTAACGGTTGATCCTTGGGCGTTACGTTGGCCTAGCGCTTCTAAGATGGTGAGCAATAATTCTTTGGCGCTCATCATGGGGAGTGTTTCTACTAACACGGCTTCGGGGTGTTTACTTGCCCAATCTTTAATAGCCACGGTTTTACCTGTGCCTGCTTTACCGTAGATCACACCCATTTCTTGATTGATAACAATTTCTGAACAGGTGCAGTCCACCATGGTAAGGTCGGCAGTTTGCACAATAGCCATTTTATTGTTCTGGCCTGATTGCTCGTGGTAGTTTTCCATATATGTATTGATCTTTTTCTCTAGCGCTTCTACGTCACCTGTATAAATGCCACGCATATACTGACTTAATGCGCTGGCGCTGATGCCGATAGACCGTGCTATACTCGCTTGGGACAAGCCTTGTTTTTCAAGGAATTGTTTTAATTCAGTCATAATGCAGTCCTGTTGATTGATGGTTAAACGGTGTTTTAAGGTCAGTTAAAGCACTGTAAAAAATGGGGTGGCGTTGGCTGCCCCGTTTTTTACAAGGCTCTAGGCCTTCCCCCCTGAGATTAATTTCATATATTCTTTTTGTGCATCAAAGCCTGTTTTATCTTGCTTTTCTTTCGTGATTTT